GATTAACGATTCCCCTGCGCTCGGAAAACAGACAAATCATAAACGATATAGAGAGAGGCATCCGCCTCAAATCTAGGCAAACGCGGCCTCAAATAGCGTGACGCTCCGGAGAGACGGGGACTCCACACTCTGTGAAAGATTTGTGAAAGATTTCACTTGATCGTCACACAGGCAGGGCTACTATCCTGCGATGGCAGATACAAAATTGAGAAAAAATGTTGGCTTATCTCCTGGGATTCACCAGAGAGTTAAGATCGTAGCTACGAAAAATTCGATCTCCCTTGCGGAGGCGACCGAGTCACTGATCATCTTCTCACTTGAGAAGATCGAGGCCGGCGAGATTGGTATTCGTCCAGCGGGCATCGAAGGGGGTGCATCTTGAGTGGAATCAAAATAGGAGATGTTGTGTTTTTCCAGTACGGCAACGCTCTATTTCAGGGGCGAGTGATCCACACGATGGGCAGGGGGATGTTTCGCATCCGTGCAAAATCCGTCGTCCCTAAGATGTCCACCGAGTTTGTCGTCCATGAGGATGATGTGTTCGGCAATGCGGCGAAGGCAGCAAAAGCGTGCAAGGCAGCAGCCGAATACTGGCAGACCCGAGAGCGTGAAATGAAGGAGGTGGAGGCGAAGGCTCTTGAAGAGAAGCTGAATGCTGACCATGAGCGGCAACGTCTGGAGCAGATCGAGAAGGACCGCATCGCGGACAAGGTGCATCGCGAGGCAATCGAGATCGAAGCGATCAACTGTCTCGAAAAGGTTCTCGCAGAATACATTCCACATCATCCGGATCTTCCATCCGAAATAGCCTTAGCAATCCGCTCCGGCAAAATCAAGAACATCACAATCAACTACTAAAAAAATGAAATCAGAACTACAGGAAACAGAACAACAGGCATCCGTGCTTGTTCAACTCGGAGAGCAATACTCCGTCGCGCCCAACAAACTTCTCAAGACGCTCAAGGAGACAGCGTTCAAAGGGGCGACAGATTCGCAGATGATCGCGCTTTGTATCGTGGCATCGGAATACAGATTGAATCCGTTTACGAAGGAGATTTACGCATACCCTGCTAAGGGTGGCGGCATTGTCCCGGTGATCGGAGTCGATGGTTGGTATGGACTCGTAAATTCTCAACCGCATTACGACGGTTGCGTCTTCAAGGAGGACCGGACGGCGGAGGGCAAACTCGTTTCGACAACCTGCACGATCTATCGGAAGGACAGATCGCATCCAACCGAGATCACCGAGTGGCTGGAGGAGAATTTCCGCAACACCGACCCGTGGAAAAACCAACCGGTTCGCATGAATCGCCATCGTGCGTTCATCCAGTGCGCCCGGGTTGCCTTCTCGATCTCTCTCTCCGATCCGGAGGACGCAGAAAGAACTGTTGATTACAACTCGATGAAGCGGACAAGTGGGTCTGCGGAAGTGTCAACAACGGCGCATCCGTGGGACGAGGAGCAGCCTCCGAATGGTGATCAGGGAGAGCCTGATACAGCCGATAGTATTCCGGCGCATGAAACAGAGGAGGTTGCTACCTCATTTAAATTTGTGAACGTGTCTTGCTCGCAGTGCGGACAGGACTTCGGCCCGGGCAATGAGGGGTTCTCCCATTGCGCCGACCATCAATCACCAGAGGGGGAGGCAGTATGAATTTCCCTGACTGCGAAATCTTCGACATTCCTCAGCACCTTGAAGACGGCGATGCCAATCCGGAGTGGCTTGAACTACGAAGGGGAAACCTGACTGCGAGTGCGGTTGGCGCGTGGCTAATGGAATGCACCACTGCTACCGCGCAAAAGGCCCGGGAGTCTGCCATCTGCAAGATCATTGCTGAGACGGCAAACGCGTGGAGCAAGCCAGACTATCAGGATGCGATCATGAAGCGTGGTCTGGAGCATGAGGCTGCTGCCGTCGAGTCGTTCACAAAATCCACGGGGCATGAGGTTCGTTCGGTCGGTTACTGCCAATCGAATTTCGGGCATTTCGGCTGCTCGCCGGATGGTCTGATCGGCAATTTCTCCGGGCTGGAGGGGAAGGTCGGTCTACCTGGGACGCATATTAAATTCCGGCGGGCAAAAATTTTGCCTCCGGAATACCATCTCCAGGTTCAGCATTCGATGGCGGTGACCGGTGCGACCAGTTGGTGGTTTCAAAGCTGGAACCCAGGTCTGGCTCCGCTCCGGATCAAGGTCGAGCGGACCCGGGAGACGGACGAGATGTTGTCGGCTCTCAAGGCATTCTCAAAGGAAGTCGATGTCGCATTGGAAGAAGAGAAGCAAGCCTGGTTCGCATCGGAGAGGGGGGCATCATGAGCAAAATTCCATTCCCATCAGAGCATCGAGATCAGGTCGTCCTATTCGCATGGGCCAGGATCAAGTCAACTCAGCATCCGGAACTGGATCTGATGTTCGCGATACCCAACGGAGGATTGCGGAATGCCAGGGTAGGCAAAGCGATGAAAGCAGAAGGAGTGAAGCGTGGTGTTCCTGACATCATGCTGCCTGTTGCCCGGGCGGGATACCATGGTCTGTGGATCGAGATGAAGTCGGAGAAGGTTCGTCCAAAGGCGATCGGCAAAGGCGGAGTCTCTGAAATGCAAGCAGCATGGCATCGTAATCTCAGGTTTCAGGGCTATTTTGTCCATGTTTGCTACGGTTTCACTGAGGCATCGAAGGTGCTGGAATCCTACCTGGAATCATGACCGAACACTGCATCTGTCCAACGTGCGGCGCGAAGTCTGTAGAATATAAGTTCGGTCTGAATAAAGGACTCGCCATTTTCCTGGGGAAACTGTTCGACGCTAATGGGCCAGCAAAGACAGACTCGCTCGGACTGACCTACGCTCAGAGAACCAATTCTCAGAAACTTAGATACTGGGGATTGGCTAGTCAGGTGATCACCGAAGAGACTGAGCATAAGCGAGGTTGGTGGGAGATTACGGAGAAGGGGAAACAGTTTGTCATCGGGAGGATCGAGGTTCCTAGATATGCTGTCACAAGGTCAAACGTCGTGCAGAGGCTGGAGGGGGATCCGATCTCATTCGACAGCATCTCTGACGGTTACGAGTTCAGAGGCGACTACTCAGATATTCCTTCATGCCCCAACGAAGGCGACTCCCCATTCCTCAACTTTTAATCCAAACCAGAATACTACCATGACAACTCGCACCCGATCATTCCTCACAAACACTCTCACACATCTGATGTGGGACGGAACAGGCTGGACTGCTACCGGATTCACATCCGGAGCCGTTAGCGTCACGCCAGAGCAACTCGCCTTCATTCGCGCAACGTGGGACTTCTCCTATGTTCGCATCACAGGCACGTCAGTCGGCTGTTAATTTTCAAATCCAAACCATATAAAATGAAAGCAAGACAATACAAAGTAATCACTCCGGATGGAGTCGAACATACACGGGATACTCGCAGGACATTCTCCTGCGCGGTCGCAGTCCACAATGCTCTTCGTGGCGTGTGGATGATCCTCAGTTTCAACGGAACTCGATACAGCGCCGAGAGGGAACTGAGCAGATGGAAGTCGATCTATCCCGATCACAAGATCATTGACGCAGAGGAGATGCCAATGGTCGATGTCAAGGAGGCATCACTATGAGGGGCGGAGCCAGGAAGGGCGCCGGTCGGAAACCGGTGGACGATCCACGCAAACCTCTTCCGTTCCGTCTCAAGAAATCGGTCGTGGAGAAAGCCAAGGCACTCGGACGGGATCGCGTCGAGGAGATCATTTCAAAATCAAAATAAATCATGACAACAATAGATTACTACAAGGGACTAGCCTTTCGCGAGCGCGAGGAGGCAGCAAACATCGCAGCAATCCGAGAGGATGCCGACACATCGATTCTCACTACGTGGGAGGACATGGACGAATGGGAAGGGGCGGAGATCGAGGTGTTCTACAATGGCGAAGGTATCGAGCTTCTCGGCTGGAAGTTCGTCGAGCGCGAGGTGCTATTCGATGTCGATGCCCTGGGCGACGATACGATGGAGATGGTCGTATCTGACATCGAGGATCTGAATCATCCGACAGTGGACGACGGTGAACGTGCGAGGAGGGTGGCATGAGCAAAAATACAGAACCAGCATTCCCGACAGAGAATGTGCAACGAGAGGAGCGAAGCTATTAAGCGATGAGTGACGATCTACTATTCGACATTCCGCCAACGATTCCGCGATGGCAGGAGTTGCGCGACCGACACGGGATCAGAGTCGGCGGGGTCGCTCCTCATTACGAATCCGACGACGGGTGGATTGCATCCTATTGTGACGGTGCGGGGTTTGGCGCGACGATGCAATGCGCTGAACAGCGAGATGCGGTTGTGACTCTCTTGCATAAATTGCAACTCGACGGATGGCGGGAGGTTTCGATATGTTACGATGCCGCGAGAGAAATGCGATATCGATGAGACTAAAACGAGAGCCAAAGTGGATGGTCGATCGGGCCAGATTCCTAGAGATTGCGAAGGACGGCAAAGAGAGGACGGCGGACGATGTTCGTCAGCTTCTCGAAATGCCGGCCCGGGCGAATCTCAATTCATTCCTTCAAGGTTTGAAGATGGAGTTAGTAATGTCTAGGTCGGAATGGCGGCTCTCGTATCGAGTTGAGAATTCGCAATGCGGACAGTTTCACTGGTCGCTATCACGCAAATGATCAGGGTTCACGGTCCAGCAATACCAGTGGACGTACCCTATTCTATGTCACATAATAGCAATTAAATGACGGTGTTACACCGCAACGACGTATCAAATGGCATTCATAAAGATCGACAACAATAT